GCGTCCACGAGACCCACACTTAACCTTGCCCATATAATGCAAACATCAAAGGAGGTGAGCCCTTGGCCACACTTGTAACCACAGGGCGAGCTGGGCTAGCTGCCTCTGTCAAAGCCCGAAACATTTTCCTCGGTATTGGCTCAGGCCAAACCGCTTGGGACGCCGCCGGGGTTGACCCCGAAAACATTGCGTCGACAGCATTGCAAGATGCGATCGGTTATCGCAAAGCGGCCCAGGTCGATTTTGTGACCAATGCCGCGCAAGGAGCAATCAGTCTTCCTAGCGGCAGATATGACGTGAGCACAGCAGACACCAATCTGCTGTATTGCAAATTCACTCTGGATTTTGTCGATGCGTCAACTTCCACAATTCGCGAGACCGGAATCTTTTTAGATGTGATCACTGCCGGCGGTTTGCCCTCGGGTCAAATGTTTTTTGACGCCGCGAGCGAAGTGACTGGCTCGGGAACTCTTTACCTTCTGGAGCACACCGCAAGTATCATCAGAACGCCTGCCACGCGGGAAACGTTCGAATTTGTCTTGACTTTCTAAAGGAAAAAATCATGAGCCTACAAGGTTACTACAACCGATTTTCATCATCTGACAAATACGATGAGCTGCTTTTCCGCGCTAGCAAAGGCCTGCAATCTGCCGAGCTAAATGAAAGCCAAGCGATCCTATCTGACAGGATCACAAACATTGCGAACAGTCTTTTCCAAGACGGCGCAATCATCAGCGGCAGCTCAGCACAAGTCGACGCACAGACAGGCGTCACTGTCATGCAATACGGCAGCCTTTACGTTCTGGGCGCTGTCCGCACAGTGGCCGGGGCGACTTTCACAGTTCCAACGACTGGAAGCTTTCAGATAGGCGTCCGGCTAACAACGACCACTGTCACCGAGCTCGAAGACGCAACGCTTCGCGATCCTGCAACCGGCACCCGGAACTATCAGGAACCTGGCGCAGGCCGCACCAAACGCGAGCTTGCTTGGGGATGGTCGGGCGACGGAGGCACTGGAGATTTTTATGGGGTCTACGATGTTCTTAATGGCGCTCTAGTTACGACAGAAGCCCCGCCCGTCCTGGACGCGGCAAAGGCTTTGATTGCTAGTTATGACCGAGACGCTAACGGTTCATACATTGTCAACGGCTTACGTGTCACCTGCCTGGGCAAAGATACGACGCAAACAAACTACGTTTTCACAGCTGCAGAAGGGACCGCCAACGTTCACGGCAACAAGATCACCAAGCCGACATCAGTTTCTGTCAGCTATCCGATCGACCCCGACCTGGAAACGATCAACAATGAGCCCAAGGTTTCAACCGGGATCGCTGCTCACACTTTGAGCGTCAATCGCTTCCCATTGAGCTCAGTCAATGATGTGGTGATCACGGAAGAAAAAACCGTCACGCTGACCCATGGGTCATTTTCTGGCGCGTTGGATCAACTCCCAGACACTTCGATTCTCAGCATTCAGAGCGTAAGCCAGTCCGGCACAACTTACAGCGCCGGAACTGATTACAACCTGACCGCAGACCAAGTCGACTGGACCCCCTCAGGCGCTGAGGTTGCTCCCGGTTCAACTTACGACGTGACCTATCGCTTCCTCACAAGCACGACAGTCACAAACATCAACCCAGATGATGGTGAGTTTGATGTAACGGGTGCAGTCGCTTCGACTTTGGTCCTGGTCGATTACAGCTGGAAGATGCCACGGATCGACGCCATCACGGTGGACGCTGACGGATACCTTCATCGGGTCCGGGGTGTTTCGACCGCGTTCAATCCAATCGCCCCGCAAGTCCCATATAACGAACTGCAGATTGCGGAATACAAGCAAATCTGGAACTCTGTCGAGAGCCCTAAAGTCGACAACAACGGCATCAAAGTCATCTCAGTGCGCGAACAGCGCCAGATGAAAAATGCGATCGCTGAGCTTTACGGCGTGATCGCTGAGGAGCGCTTACAGCGTGACATCAGCTCACGAGAGCCGACTGCTAAGTATGGCGTTTTTGCTGATCCTCTCCTCGATGGAGATCTCAGAGATGCAGGCGTCGCGCAAGACGCCGTCATCGTGAACCAGGAACTGCAGCTCGCTGTTAATGGCGCACCCGTCAGGGCTGCCCAAAACAACCAAGGTCATCAGCTCCTTCCTTATCAAGACATCACACTGATCAGCCAGACCCTGTTTACAGGGTTTATGGCTGTGAACCCATACGGGAACTTTGACGCCATCCCGGCCGATGTAGAGCTCGACCCCGCAGTTGATCTCTGGATTGTTACGGATGAAAACACAACGTTCAGCACTCAGTCGTTCACAATCGGATCAGGCGATCAGTCAAGCTCCAACACCGCAACGGTGGTGCAGCTGGCTTCTGAGGTAGAGACCAACATCTCAAACCTCAGGCAAACCGCCGTCGATTTCTCAATTGTTGGTTTTGATGCAGGCGAAGCGCTGACCTCGGTCACCTTCGACGGTCAAAGCCTGGGCAATAACGGCGAAGTCGCTGACGGGACTGGAGCCCTTACGGGTTCGTTCACTGTTCCTGCTGACATCCCCGCCGGTTCCAAGAGCGTCGAGTTTCTTGGCGATCAAGGAAACTTTGGCTCGGCGATCTTTACGGGTCAAGGAACCCTGGTCAACCGGGAATGGAACAGCATCACCACGACCACAACGTGGAGGTGGTGGAGTCCACCGCCTCCAGCTCGCAACTGGGATCCCCTCGCGCAGTCGTTTGTACTTCCTGAAGGTCGTCACATCACCGCGCTAGATGTGCAGTTTGCAGTTAAGGGGCAAGACGCCAACGATGTGACCGTGGAAATCGTCGAAGGCGATAACGGGTTCCCAAGCCGCCAGGCCATCACTCGGACGCGCATCCCTGGATCCAGCATCTCAACCTCTGGATTCACCCGCGCAACTTTCGACTTCCCGATTTATCTGGAAGCCGGCCGCGAGTATTTCTTTGTTCTGTCAACTGATGACGCATCGCACGCCGTCCGCATTGCCGAGCTTGGCAAATATGACGCGACCGCGAACGAATTTGTGACGGCTCAGCCTTACACCGTTGGAGTCCTGCTCAGCAGCTCGAACGCTTCCAGCTGGACGGTCCACAACGACATGGACATGTGTTTCAAATTGCTCGGCGCTGAGTTCACCTCAACGACATCCACGATCAATCTGGGCTCTTTGACCGTCAGCAATATGACGGACTTGCTGGTCACCGCTCCGGTAGACATCCCAGCGACCTCCTCACGGGTGACATTCAAATACACCCGCAGCACTGGTGAAACTTTCCTTCTGGCTCCTGATCAGTCGATCAGACTTGAGGCAGCGGTGAGCGACACCATGCAAGTTCAGGCCATCCTTGAGGGCACCAGCTACGAGTCGCCCACATTGCACCCCGGTGTGCTCAGCATCCCCGCGACGCTTGACACTGCCGGAACCTATGTCGGCCGACAGTTCAACGTCGCTGCAGGAGGCTCCACCATTCGGATCATCTTTGAAGCGCAGCTTGTGGGCGGCGCTGGCGTCGTTCCCCAGTACGACAATGGAGGGTATCAAACGATGGCGCTCGGCTCTGCCACTCAACTTGGCGACGGCTGGGTCGAATACGTTTTTGAGGACACAGGGATCGCGGCTTTGTCTGCCACCTCTGTGAAACTGAATCTCACCGGGTCGGCGGCTGGTCGTCCCAAAATCCGCAACATTCGCGCCGTAATGGTTTGAGGTCTAACCAATGACAACTGACACACGTACAACAAACCGGAATTATCCGCTTCCTTATCCCTCCAACCTTTTGGCCGCTGATGTGGTCAGGTTGCGGGATGCCCTGAACGCGATCGACGCAGACATGGGCAACTTTGTTAGCAGTGCTGACGTGACCACTCAGGTCAATGCAGCGGTCGCCGCTTTGGTGGCCTCTGCTCCTGACGCCCTGAACACGCTGGAAGAACTTTCGAGCGCCCTTTCGGACGACGAAAATTTCGCCACGAATGTGACGGCAAGCATCGCGACAAAATTTGACAAGTCGGGCGGCGCTTTAACTGGACAAATTACATTGCCCAACGCGCCTACAGCCGGAACAAATCAAGCGGCTACCGCGCTTTATGTCGAAGAAAGCCACACCTCGTGGACGACTGTTAACAACGCGGCCAGCCCTTACGACTCGGCTTCAAATGTTCGGCTTTTAGTCGACACCACCGCAGGCGATGTAAGCGTTAATTTGCCAGCCGCTCCATCTTTGGGCGATTACGTCGAAATCATCGACGCAGCCGGTAAATTTGACGTGAACTATCTTTGCGTTAAGCGCAACGGGAACAAAATCATGGGCCTCGCTGAGGACATGGATGTGACCACAATCAATGCCAGCTTTCAGCTGGTTTATGTAAACGCCACTTTCGGCTGGAGGATCAACTAATGAGCACCCTTTCCCAATTCTTCGGATCTTCAGGTGGCGGCGGCGGCGGCGAAGGCCCCCGCAACGCCATGAAAATGTGGACCTCTGCTAGCGGCAGTCGGTCAAATGACGTTAGCGGCGAAGATACGTCTGCATATACGTGGTATGTGCCCGCTAATTTCGACCCCTCAGTAGCGCTTCGCGTTTATGTCTGGGGCGGCGGCGGTCACGGCGGTTGCTATAGCAGCTCCGGTAGCTGCTACGGCGGCGGCGGCGGCGGCTTGTCAATCTCTGAGATCACAAGCCTGACCGCTGGTGATACCGTTTCAATCACGGTCGGCGCTGGCTCTCGCGATTACACCGGCCGAGGCGGGACCAGTTCATTCGGTTCATTCTGCTCAGCTACTGGCGGCAACTCGGGCCACAACAACACCTCAAACCAAGGTTC